TATAAGGGTTTTTTGAATAATAAGTTTATTTATTCCCCTTCCTTCAGAAATTGAGGTTTTTCCTCCTCTTTTTCCTCGTAATAGGCATCAGCATCGTATTCACTAATCAGTTTTTTACCACTTTTGATGAATTCTTGTGACTTATCCAGTTTAATAACCATTTTTTTCTCCTTAATGACTTATTTATCCTAAATCTAGATCTAAACTAGCAGAAGTAATTTCTATATTTCCATCCATCGCAGTATTTCCCACTCCAATATCACCAAATGATCTTTCTTTTGCTGTTTTCCAGAAATAATTCTCTTCAGAACCTAATCCATCACGATCATGACCATTCTCTACCTGATAATACACTGTTGACACTTTAAAATCAGGAATCTTAGGTGTCTCAGGAGTGATACTATTATCATATATCCTCATTCTGTTATTTGGATACAAACAAAACTGTCCATTATCTAATTCTAAAAGGTTATGACTCTTATGCTCAGCTGGTTGCTCACTTGTAGAGTAGTCAATTGCGTCTACATCTTGATGATAGTTGTCTAAAGTACAAATATATGTGCCTGTCTGTGTTCCATAGTCTCTTGTATAGACTTCATAGTGCATTGAACCAATAAACTGCTTCTGCACTGCTACGACTCCGTAGTCCATACAATTCCAGAATTGTAGGTTATGTAGTGTCATATCAGGTGTAGGTGTCTCTGGATCGCTTGTGAACGCAGAGATGGGCAATTTATCAAACATTGCAGCATACTCTGGTAGATAAGTCTCAAAGTAAAA